AATCTCATCAAACATCGCTTTGAGTTGCCAATTCTGACTTTTTGGCATCTTTGGCTGCGGAAATCTTAGCGACTGCGGTTTTATCTTTTGAGAGCTGGTGATAGGCATTACCGTATATAACTTTGAGTTCATCGATGTCCTTAGCTGTATTGATGGCTTTTACCCAGGTATCTGCCTGGTCCGTTAGGTCAGGTGTGTCCTCTTCAGGAATATCCTCGCCTGCGTAGATATACAAACCAATGCCATGTAAGGCGATGGCTTTGGCAAGGCAGCGTTGCATGGCGGTATTNACCTCCATTGCGTTGGGGTTTGGTATAGCTTTATTTTGATGGTTTAGGACAGGCAACTGGGCCGTCATAGTTTTGCCAAAAGCGTTAACCGAGCAAAATACCATCAAGGTCTCGGCAAAATACATGGGGTCTTTATATTCCCAAGTTGCACCTGGGTCTTGCTGTAAAAGCTGGTCTACAGCCCATGCCCAACTTAAATATGTAAATTTACCCTTGCGGTCTGTGTGTTCATTGACATTAATTTTGCGTAGTTCTAAAAATTTACTCATCACTTACTCCTATTAAGAATTTAACCATTCTCAAAAGATTTTGGCGGTTTATCGTCTGTAAAAGCCAAATAACATTGATATCTATCCCACAATTTGCCTTGATATTGCATAGCTTTCTCCTATATCTCAATTTTGGCTGTATTCATCATGTCGTATTGGTTTGTAATCTGATCGCTAATCATTCTATTGATCATGCTTTCAGCGTAAAACTTGGTGTAATGCGGATTACTTAGGTATTCCCTAAGAATTACCAGCATGGCGGTATGTTCGTCATGCCAGTTAAACATTTCCCAAAGGGCCTGCGTTTTAGGGCAATACTCGGTCTTTTTCTTAGCCATCACTTACTCCTTAATCGTAAATTTCAAACTCGGCAATTTCTCTAGCGTAGCGTTCGTGGTAATCGCAAGACATAGAGATTAGTTTTCTACCAAGCGCCTCATAATCGCCTGAATCAATAACATCCTGAATAGCTTTGGAATCGTCAACCCCAAGCTCTGAGAGCATTTCTGCAATAGCGCTGGTAGTTCTGTAATCAAATTTACCGCCAACCTTTAGAAGCTCCCAAGTGCGCTCTTCTATTTCATCGGTGCGGTCATCGTAATCGTCAGGTTCGTAATAAGCATCGTGTCTAGACATTCCCATGATTAGAACCCCCACCCAAACATGCAGCCAAGGAGTATGCCTAAAAGTATTACACCGACTATTTCAATAATTGCTGTTTTCATTTGCTTTCCCTTCATCACTGGTTAAAAAATTTACTGCGTAAAAGAACTATACCTCAAAAGTCGTAGAAATGTCGAGTTTTATATTAGGACAATCCCTAATTAAAATATTTGTTGCTTTTTACCAAAACATGCTATTCTTGCGACAAATAGAAGGAGAATTACTACATGAATCAGTTTTACGAGTTGAAAATGGAGTTCGGTTCTTTAGCAAATTTGGCCCACCAGCTAGGTATTAGGGAGTCTTCTGTATATCAATGGGTGGCTAGAAAGCAGATTCCGCTAAAGCATATAAAAACCCTAGAACGGCTATCAGAAGGCCGTTTAACCAAGGAATTGTTACGGCCTGATCTTTTCCAGGGCTAAACATGAACTTTTATCCATTTCACATAGGTGACTATATAAGCCACACAGCCCATCTAACGAATGAAGAAGATTTAGCCTACAGACGATTGATTGACCTTTACTATTTGACCGAGAAACCTTTGATAAACGACATACCTACTCTTGCTAGGCGGACAAAATCGAAACAGGAGGCTGTTTTAGCGGTTTTGGGCGAGTTTTTTGAGCTAGATGAGGGTAAGGTAGCCTGGACCAATAAAAGAGCCACAGAAGAGCTTTCACGCTATAAGGCGATGGCTGAGGGTGGACGTAAGGGTGCAGCTAAACGGTGGAATAAAGAAATACCCACCCTATTGCCTAGCGATAGCCCCCCTAAACACCCCCCAATGCCAACCAAGAACCATGAACCAAGAACCAAGAACCAAATAAATACTAAGACCCCTGAAGGGGTTAATGATTCGGTTTTTCAGGATTTCTTGAAGTTGCGTAAAAGCCACAAAGCGCCTTTAACCGAAACCGCTTTAAAAGGTTTAGCAAAAGAGGCAGCGAAAGCCAAGATGACGCTAGAGGCTGTAATGGAACTTTGCTGTCAAAGAGGCTGGCGAGGATTTAAAGCAGATTGGGTAGAAAANATCGACCCTATTACCAAAACAAAAGAATTACCTTTAGGAACGGATGCNCAAATNGAGGCAGCGTATAGGGCCGAGTGTGGCGANCCATCAAAGGCTAGGTTTAATTCTTATTACGAAATGCGCAACTTTATCGTAGCTCAACGTGAGAAAAGAAAGGCGGCAAATTGAATGAAAAAGAATTCAAAAGCAGCGAAGAATATCGTCACCAGTGCGAAGTTCGATGGCTTCTTAGATTCAGAAACGAGCAGGGATTACAGCGCTTCAGAGAGTATTTACGATCTCCTGGATTTAGCCCACGACTTGCAAGAATCTTACATGACGTATCGGAACAGTGGAAGAAGGGGAATAGAGGAAGGATGGGAGATTGGCGATGAGTGATTTGGAGCATTTAAACGACAGCCGAGTAGAAAAGGCTTTGATATTTTTATCTTCAACCGATGAAGATCATGCAATTTTGGCTGGCGAGGTTAAACGCTTGGAAGAATGGATTAAGCAGGCTAAAGCGCATGCTTTTTTACTATCGCAAGGAACAGTAGCAGAGCGAGAGGCCCAGGCACTAGACAGCCCTTCTTATAGCAAAGCGGTAGAAGAGTGGGCCGATACCTTTAAAGAATATAAAACGCTGGATAACAAGCGCCAGCATGAAATTCGTATTACAGAAATATGGCAAACACTAAGCGCAAACCGCAGAAAGGGGAGTTTATGAAACGTAGCATGGAAGATATTGTTGATTATTTGCAGGAAATCAACGAACAGGAAATTATTGAATTTATTAAATTTCAATATCAAGAGATTGAGCAGTATAGGACGAAACCAACTACTGGTTCAATAAATGGAACGATTGCTTTCAGGGCAGCGTTAAATATTTAGAAGCACAACTTTTTGGAGGAAGCACCAAATGAAAGACTACTCTTTACCTTATATCGTTTTAAACAGCCTGCTTAAAAAATACCACGATATGATGCTTAAAAATAACTCAAATAGAGCTTATGAAATAGCAACTGACATGGTAGAAATGGCCCTAGTATTACAAGACTTTGCTGGCGAAAATGCGAATAAAAAAGTTTGACCAAGGGCTACATGATCGATACGATCCGCCTGCCAGGGCTGCGGTTACGGCTTGGCTAAACAATATGTGGGGTGTTGATGCTGTAGATAACCCTGACATATATGGGACGGATTTGGTTATATATCGAGCAGGCAAGCATGTGGGCTTTGTAGAAGTAGAAGTCCGCTCCTGGACACCGTATTGCCCTTTTAATACTATTCATGTGCCTGGACGCAAAAAGCACATGTTAGAGGTGGAAAATACATTATTCTTTGCGCTAACGCATTGCATGAAACATGCGTATTGGATCAAGGGCAGTAAAGTATTTTCTCATCCTCAGGTAGAGTTGAAGGATAATGAAAAGCATGAGTTTTATTACGATGTGCCTGTCGAGCTTTTCAAATATGTGGATTTAACGCAACTTTATTAATGACTAAAGCTGAAAAAGAAAAATATGCTAAGTTGGCGAGATATGGCTGCGTATTATGCAAACACCTTGGATTCAGCGACTCTGACATGCCAGTCGAAATCCATCACATCAGACGTTTTGGAGGCAAGCGAGACAAAGCGCCAGCAATACCGCTCTGTGCTGGACATCATCGACACTTCAAGGATTCAATTCACCAGCTTGGAGCTAAAGGATTTAAAAAGCATTGGGGCTTTGACCTCGAAGATAAATTGTTGGAACTGGAATGAGTAGTTGGCTAATTATTGTTACTGGATTAATTTATGCCTATATTGGTATAGAGCAATTTGTTAAAGGCAATATACCTATGGGAATTACTTATTTATCGTATTCAACCGCCAACGTAGGTTTGTATTTTATGGCAAGATAGTTATTACACTTTGCAATAAAAGTATAATAACTTTACAATAAGAGTATAATAACTTTACAATTCGTGGCCATCAAAACCAAGACAAGCTCCAACGAGCATTTTGCGCCTTTTAAATGTAGCGTCATGCAAGTTCCATTTACCTGATCTGTGTCTGCTGCAATGAACCAGTTCATGGGCCATACTTCTGACCACTGTGTCAAAAAAACCACAACGAGCCTTTGAAATGCTAAATATATGAGGGCGAGCTAATGATTCATCAAATTCATAGGTAGCCATTACTTGGTGGTCGTCTACTATTTCAAAACGACACAACTCGCTAGGTGGCAAATCCCA